TACCGATGTGCGAGTAGTTACCCTCGACGTAGGTACGGAAGCCGATGCTTCCCGTGGACTGGTAGTTCGACGTTTGCTTCACGAACGGTGTGACGTAGAACTTGACGTTGGTGGTCGGCAGAATGAATTCCTTCTGCTGGGTTGACGTTGCGATTTCCTCGAACTTCGCCTGTCCTTCCTTCGTGTACTTATAGAAGTCGTACAGGGTTTGTTCTGTGGTGCTCACCCCGGCGTAAATGTCGTTCTTCACGTTCGGGCTGATCTGTCCGCAGAACACATCGTTCTTGCAAGGCAGCACGTCAATGCTGATTAGCTGGTTGACAAGAGTGCGGATGTTTCCGAGTGAAAGCGGAGTCGCATAGTCGGCGCTCAGCAAGGAAGACTGGTTGACGCTGGAGTCGGTTGTAGACCCGTTGTCAAGAGTTTCGCTGTAGAGTTCCGAGATTGTCTGCGCTGCCTGATAGGCGAGTTCGATAGCGGTGTTGCCTACCGGGTCGTCAATCGCGGCTGCCACGACCATCGCGGAGAAGTTTGCGAAGTTGTTCCATTCGCCAACCTGTGCGGGGGTCGTGAGTTGACCGACGAATTCCGGTGCGCCGATGACGCCGTCCGTTGTCTCCGTCAGGTCTGCGCCAAGCTCTTCATACATGAAAAGCTGACGGTTGATACCAGTGCCAAGCTTCTGAATGCGACGCTGCGCTGGCTCCAAAAATGCCTTCGTGTTGCCCTTCAGGTTCGGAATCAGTTCCGAGTCGAAGTCCACTGCTTGTGCGGTCAATACGTTTCCGACGTTTGCCGCTGAGTTTGAGACACCCATGATGGGTTCCAGTCAAAAAAGTTGTTTGGCGTGAAAGTTGAGCGTCCTGCCGTGATCGGGGATTAGGAAGCCAGAGCCTTATCGAGTTCCGCTTTTAACTTCGGGTCGTTCATGTAGCGGCGGTACTCAGCTGGGTTCGTGTGCTTCGCCCTGATGATGGCGATTGCTGCTTTCTTGGTAAGCCCCGCGCTCTTGACTGGCTTGATTCCATTGAATCTGCCCGGTTCAATGCCGGATGATGCTGACCTAGCCGGAGCGGGATTAGCCGCTACTGGCGGAACATCTGCTGGCGGAGCAACTGGCGATTGGGCTAGTTGATCTGCCAAGGCTGCAAACGCGGCTTCCAAGGAATCGGGGGAAGTGATGTCATAGCCGTTGGCTATAATCCACTCGCCCATCATCTTGCCGTTCGCGTGGCAGTTATAAAAATCGTGAAGGTGACGCTGTAGGAATTGGTACATCGCCGCTTCCGCGCCCGCCCTACGGCGAGCCGCAGCGGTTTCTTTGGCGTCCTTCTCTATATCAGTGATCGGAAGTCGTGATTTTACGAGCTTGAGCACGGCATCCCCCGCTGTTGCCGGGTTCTGCAATTCCAAGCCAGCCTGATACTCCTGATCTGCGGTTAGGGCTTCGGGCTGGAACTTCGTCTCTGGCTTTGCCGGGGCAGGCTTCTGATTCTTGAGGCGGAAGAGCGCACGGACGGCTTCCTGATTCGCCCGCTCCATCTTCTGCTGGAATTCCTCGATGGTGCTGTACTCGAAACGAGTCGGGCGACCGATTGGGTTCCCTTGCTCGTCTATTGGTTGATACTGATAAATTTGCGTCTCGGCGGGTGCTTCTTCTACTGGCGGATTGACCGCTGTTTCCTGCTCGTTCATTTGGTTCTTCCTCTGGCGATTAAGCCTCGTACTGTTGCGCTGCCTGTGCTACCTGCATGTTCTTTGCTTCGGCGCGCTGGCACTCCATGTCCTTCACTACTTCGGACACAAAGCGATTCACGCCGTAGGCGTAAAGCTGCAAGCTGTTGATGAGAGCCGCACGGTCTTTCAAGTCCGCGTCGGGGGCTACCTTGATGACTTCCTCAGTCGCGAGGCGAGCGCGGGGCATCAAGATTTTCTCCACGAAGACTTTCCAGCCGTCGTACTGCATCATCATCGCGATTTGAATCCGCTCGGTCGGCGTCAGCTCGGTTGCGTGTCCGGGTGTCATTTAGATTTCCTCTTGTCCCGGATTGCCTTCACCGATGCCGCCCGCTTCTCCGGTTTGGAGTTCGGGGGTCAAAGCCTTTTCCGTTATCTGTCTAATACTCTCGCCGCCAGCCTTTTCGAGTTGCATTTCAGACTGCAACTTGGACTGGTTCTCGAACTTCTGCTGTTCCAAGTCCTGCGCCGCCTTGAGCTTTTGCGCCTGCATCGCGGACGGAGATTCCGCCTGCGCCTGCTGGATTTCCTGCGGCGTCATGTCCACAAGGAACGGCTGGTCGAACTTCCAGCCTGCCAAGTCGGACATTGCGTCGAAGAAAGAGCCAAGGACGAACTTCTTGTGTTCCTTCGTCGCCATCTGCTGAATCATTGGGTTAATCATTAGCTGCTCCACGAACGGCAGGAATTGAGCCATCTGTGCCTTGGCTCCAAGCTTCGCGCCACCCAAAACTTCGTACTCCATCTGTGCCGAACGGAATTCGATATGGTCAACCTCAAGCCCGCGCGCCTGTGTTTGAGACAGGGAATCGCGGAGCGACTTCGTTGGAAGCAAGTCGTTGTTGAGTTCGTCCATGATGTAAATGAACGGAATAAAAATCTGGCGCATGAAACGTCCAGCCGGACCGTCAAGGCGAGATGCGTTCGCTGCGATGACCGCCTGCGCTCCGGTGCCGGAGCGAGAGCCTGTAGAAACCGCGCCTGCGGTCTGCCCGCCCATTGAAAAGTTTTCGTTCGCGCCGGATGAGGAAGCGCCGGATGACTTCGCGTTTTGCAGCCATTGCAGCGCAGAGTTCGGCGGCTCCGGCCATTTCAGGAATCCGAATGCCTTGCCGATGTCGCCTTCCACGTCAATGATGCCGCCGTCTTTCAGCGAAATATCTTGCGTCGGGGTGTTGAATCCACGCGCACGAATCGCGGTCGGCAAGAGCGCCTTACTCAATAGATCGAGCGCCATGTTGGTAATGCCCTGCTCGGTGGTCTGCTGGAATCCTTCGAGCATCCCCAAGCCCTGCCCGTAGAAGCAGTCGGGAATGTCGCGCCAGTTCGCGGAGAGGAAAGGAATCGGGTAGCGCATCTTGCGGTACGGATTCTCTTCGTTGCGGATGCAGAAGTTGTCGGTGCCGTGGCGCAGAATCACGATGACGCGGTTCTTGTCCCAGCGTTCGATAATCTCCAAGCCATTCGCCAGCGGATCGGCGGAGTCACGTTGATTACGCGGGAGCGCGTGCTGCAAATATCCCCGCATGTTTTCGGGGATGGTCATGCTGATGTTGTCGCCGCGCGGCGTGGTCTTGTCGGTGATGAAAAATTCTCTTAGCTGCTCTTCGGACGGGATGCCGTATCCCGGCTCCTCGCGCAAGTCTTCCAAGTCTTCGTAGGTCGCGTAATCGCGGTAGACAACGTGCTTGGCTTTGCGGATGTCGCCGACACGTAGTCCGGCGTTCGGCATTACGGCTGCGATGTCGCAGCAACGAATCCACGGGCGGTGAACTTCCACTTCGTCGTACTCAACCTCGAATGCGTCGGACTCTTCGGTGTGAATCGTGTGCGTCCGCATCCCGGTGTCAATCGTGATTGGCTGTTCGTCACGCTTGTAGTTCTTGACCGTCTTTTTGGAATTGAGGAAGCCCCACTTCATAACCGTGGTGCCTTTCAATGCCATCTGCGTGATGCTGCGCTCGCACTCTTCCTCGTAACCCATTTCAATCATCTGGAAAGTGAAGAGCGCGGCTTTCGCCTTAACTACGGGCTGCGGAACCTTGGGGGCTGGGCGAAGCAAGAACGGGGGGTCGCCATAGAAGAGGCCTTCGACCATTTTCGGCACGAGCGCCGACATGTGATCGGAAACCATGTAAGACGGCACGTGAGACTCGCCGCCGTCGAACGAACTTCCTACCGGGGATTGGTAAATCTCGTCGGCTTCCGTCCAGCGCGCCGCCCACTCGTTGATGTTGTGGTAGGCGTCTGCGGCTGCAAGGTCGTCAATGACAAGGCGAGTAGCCGCCTCGTCGTCAAACATTTCGACGCCAGTTTCGGCGTCGGTGTGAAGGTTCGCTTCGGTGATTTCTGCTGTGGGTACGATTGGTTCCATTCTTAGGCTCTCTTAAACCAGCGCGACATACGGTTCACGGGTGCTGCTGCCACGGGCGGTGCGGGCTTCATAGAGGGATTCAAAAGTTCAAGCCCTGATGTCTGGTTCGCTCTCAAGGCGTCAATCGCGTCCGCGCTGAACATCAATTCCGGGTGCGCCTGCTGCTGCTTCCAAGCTGCGAGCATCGCTTCCTTCTGCGCGGCGTTCCGGTCGGCGTCGCTCGATGGCTCCGCCTTCTCTTCCTTCCTTTTCTCCCGTGGCATGACGAACGTGATGTAGGACAGCGCGTCGGGAATGTCGTCCTTGCGCTTCTTCTTCAGGTCGTTGCCCGTGCAATCCACAAGCTGGGAGAAAGTCAGATCAATCCACGGACCCTGAACGAAAAAGAGGCGGTCGGAATTCAGGAGTGTTTCGAGTCCCTTGATGCGGTTGCGCTTGGCGTCCTTCTCGTTGGAGGGTTGACGCCACATGATGTTGTTGAGCGGGAGCCGATACTTGTTCGCCTGCCGCTGCAATTCGAGTTGCAAGAGTTCGGAGCCGTTCGATTTTTCAATGATCGTGAGGAGCGGCTTCCACTTCTTGTTGAGTGCGACAATCTGGTAGGCGAGTTCGGAAGACTTGAATTTGTCGCACACGACTTCCAAGACCCAAGCGTCGCGGTCGGGTCCGATTTTCACGACAACGCCAGCGGAGTAATCCGAGTACTTGCCGGACGTGAGCGCCCAGTCCCAGAGAACGTAAATGTTCCCGGTCTGCGGCACGCGGGACGGCTGGCACTCGTGAGCGCGCAGCGTTTCAATGTCGAAGTTGAGCGACACTTCGCCGCCTGCGGGTTCGTTCAATTGCTGACAGCGGAAGTCAATCTCGTTGTTGAGGAGCTTGGCGCGGAGCGATTTGAACGTGAGCTTTTCAGGGAAGAGCAAATCAACCATGTGCTCTTCAATCTTGCGAAGCTTAACGTCCTTGAATTCGGGCTTGACCGTCCACGCGGCGGCGCACATGTACTTGAGCGGCGCTTCATCCATCACGGCGAGGCGCGTGCCGTACCAGTCGTCCACGGCGTAGCGGGTGCCGATGTGATCGGCGTAGCCCCACTCATCCAAGAGGTTCGCGACGTTGTCGTACTTGTTCTTGAGCTTGACGCGGGCTTCTTCGGTCTGGGAGTTCTTGTCGGAAACTACGTCGTCGCCTTTCTTGATGTCACAGTGCTTGGAAGCGAGCGTGGAGATTACGGCGTCAACCCAAAGCGTCGGCTCTTCTACTTCGGCTTTCAAAACACGCGCCGGGGTTTCAAGCGGAGAGTCGCTCTGCCCGTCTCTGCCCGTGAGGATGTATTCCGGGAACAGGCGTTGCAGATAGGTGCGCGGCGTGTCTTCGGGCTGGTAGAAATACTTTTTGATTTGGCGAAGGAACTTGAGCGCGTTGTCTTCCTTGGCGCTGAGAACGAAGATGCGGATGTCGGGCGCGTTCAAAACCCACTGCACGGAGTCAACGCCGTCAATGTCGGACTTGTAGCTACCGCGCGGCCATAGCAGCATCCGCTCTTTGCATTCGTCCTGCCTGCCAATCGCTGCGCGAACGTCGCCCAGCGTGTAGCCTTCGTAGTAGACGTTGTCGAAATTTTTCTGAACGAAAAAATCGCAGATGACTTGGTGACGGTGCGGGAGCCAATCTTTCTTGAGGACGGCGGTGCCAAGCCAGAAAAGGTTCTTGCGCGCCTTGTCGCGGAGTTCGAGCCATTGTTCGAACGAGATTTGGCTCTCAGACCCGGCGTGCAATTCGCGTAATGTTTTTTCAGAGCGGCATTCAGATTTGTAGAAGTACTGCTTGTCAGACTTCGGCATTCGGTTCGGGATTGTCCCCTCAAATTTCTTGCTGCTGCTTACGCTTGCGGTGCGGCTTCCGGGGCGGGTGCTGCTCCGCCTGCTGCTTCGGGTGCGGCTTCTGGTGAGCCGCCGCCAAGCTGTGCGGACATGTCGCCCATCGCGGATTCCAGATCGGGATGCGCGCTGGTCACGTCCATCTTTGAATCGCCGGACTCGTGGTGATGCGTCTTGGTCTGGCTGCCGTCCGTGTGGTGCTGAACTGTGGTGTGGCTGTACGTATGCTTTTTCTTGTGCTTCATACTCGTTTGCTCCGGGAGTTTTGCTCCCTTGGTGCTTTCGTCTTTGCCGTGTACATCCTCAGCACCTAGAGCCTTCATGCCGGAAGGTGCATGCGCCCAACGGCGCTGTGCATCGGAGACGTATGGCTTGTATGGCGGCATAAAAAAGTTCGGGGGAGCATCAAGCTCCCCCGTTTAACGTTTAGGCTTCCGCGTAGAAAGACATCATTGACGCTGTGTCGAGAACGTCTGCGACGCCGAACTTGATTCCGAGAACCAGCGAGAGAGCCGCGCCGCCGCCAGCCGGAGCCGGGAAAGCGGGACCGCCGAAGCTGATGCCCGTAAGATCGGTATTGGTCAACGTGCCGGACACGCCGTTGCAGTAGAACGTCGCGTTCGTGACCTGCACGACGCCAGAGGTGCTATCGCCCTGAAGAGTTGCGGCGAAGCTCCACGGATAGGTTGTCGCGGTGGTGAGTGACTGTGCGGAGGTAAGAGTGCTGATCGCGGTGCCGTCCGAACCTACGGTCAAGCTGGTTCCGTTGTAGAGACCGAAGTTGATCGTGGGGGACGAACCGTGGACGTAAAGATTGCCCGCAGCGTGGACGCTGATCGGAACACCGTTGAAGTTTCCGTTAGCGGGGACACTGAGGATTGCCGGAGTCGTCGGGGCGACTTGGAAGCCTGCGCCCAGAAGAGCCGGGAAGACTTGCATTGTGGTGCTGCCGGAGCCTGTGAAAGAAATGACTGCGGGGTTCTGCGGGGTAATACCTGCTGTGGCGAACTTTTGCATAAAGTACCTTTCCTGTACGAAAGTCGCCCGGTACCCCGGCGCACCGAGGCTCGGGGGCGTTCATTCAGAAAAGGATTTGAAAGTTGCGGAATTACGGCGGGTGTTCCATGTTGGCTACGCCAGCCGCGCTACGCGACGCTGGCACCCCCCAAGTCGTAGGCTCTCCCTACGCCCCATTCCCGCCTACTGAAGGAACCGTTAGCGGGGGTTATCAAAAAAAATTTCAGATCGGGGATTTTGCTAGGTACCTAGTCCTCACCGTGCGAGCCGCCACGGGGCGACCACGCGGAGATCGGCGAAGCAAAACCAAAATCTAGGAAAAAACAGTAGGCCGTTTAGAATCAACAGATAAGGACGACTGGCAGCGCGGGAGAGAATCGCACACTCTAAGCCACCGGAAGCAAGCAAAGCAGTTAACGTGAGTCTGTTACCAGTCCGTGACCATTCATTGCCAATTGCCCGCAGACTTGCGCGACATTCCGAGCGGATTTTCGGCGAGTTTTCGCGCGACACTGACACGCCACGCTGTGCGCCGCTCGCTGCGCGGTCGCGTCGCAGATCAATTCTCGCCAGAGTTTTCGGACAATTCCGAACCAATTAGCTTTGACAATCCCGCGTCTAGCTTCGCAGTCTCTTTGTCGCTCCGTGGCGTCACGGCATCGCCAGTCAATTTTCCGTCAATCAGCATGATTAGCTCGCAAGCGCGCAAGCGGACCTTGTCTGACGTGGCAGTCTGCGCCAAGTTTTGAAGCAATTGTCTGCTGCTGATTCGCACGGCTCTCTTCGGCATGGTCACATAATAATATCGTAAAACCCAAAGCCCATTAGGTTAGTACTATGGCCTCCGTACCATTGACGTAACCCAAAGGGGTTTAGGATACTCGCTCCACGCTGGCAACAGCGAGGAACGAATCAGGATTCGAGGAGCGGAACACCATGAACGTTTACGAGATTGTGACAGAGCAAATCATCAAGCAATTGGAATCCGGGTCCGCCCCATGGCGCAAGCCGTGGATTACACAGGAGCCGTGCAACCTTGTTTCGCAAAAGCCGTATCGCGGTATCAACACGTTTTTGCTCTCAGCGTCCGGTTATCCTTCGCCGCACTGGTTGACCTACGGGCAAGCCATGAAGCTAGGCGGACACGTCAAGAAAGGTGAACACAGTCACATGGTTGTGTTTTGGAACATCGGCGAAGAAAAACTCAATCCCAAAACTGGCAAGCTTTCCAAGCCGTTTTTACTCCGGTATTACCGCGTATTCAATCTCTCACAAACGGA